GTCTGATGCGTCTAATGTGGTTATTTGGAAATTGACTTCAACTTTTTTACCTGTGCCCATTTTGTCTAATGGTATGATCCGGCCATTAGTGTGGGGTGTGAAAACTTCTGGTTGATTGTCTTCACCAACCAAGTATGGTGAACCACCTGTGACTGGACCACCTTCTCTTCTACCACCATATGTCTGTGATCTAATTGCGTTGACTCTGGCAAAACCTGCCGCCACTGCCGCTGCCGCGGCTGAAAAACCTAACACTGGACCAACCACTGGTATTCCTGCCAATGCAGTATAGGCCGATTGTGCTGATTTGTAAGTGTCTATAACGGCCTGTGCTATGGCGAAAGCCTTGTAGGCCTGAAATGCTTTCTTGTTCTCTTGTCCCAATGCTTGGAACACTTTGACTGTGTTGTCTAAAACAAATTTGGCCTGTTCTGCTCTTGTGGCATTTTCAAGTTCTAATCTTTTTTCTATGTCTGAACTCAACACACCTTGTGCTGTTAAATTCTTTCTTATTTCATTTTCTCTGGCTGTTTTTTGTATCTGTGCCAATTTGTTTTGATGTTGTGTTTCAAGTTTTTCTCTTAATTCTGCATATCTAGAATCTAAATGTTGTCTGCCAGCATAGTAGTCATCTAATATTTTTAATCTGTTATTAAATGAATTGATTTCTGCTTCTTCTTCTGTGTATAATGATTCAACCAATTGATCATATTTCTTTTTCAACTCATCTGCTTGTTTTTTGATTTCAGGATCAATTGTGTCAACTTTGTCTACTTTTTTCTTAACAGATTCACCATCTTCATCTTCAAGGGCTTTATTGGCTTTTTTCTGTGCCTCTACCATCTTGTCTGTGAGTTTTTTAAATGTGTTGTAGTATTTGTCAGCATCTTCTGGATCCATTCCTGTGAATTCAAATGCTATAGGTGTTAGATCTTGGCTGACTGTGTCTAAGAAGTCCACAAACTTCTTGTTGACTTCATCTACCATGCTTGAAAAAGCACCATCACCAAACACAACTTCATCTAATGGATTAGCACCCAGTTTAGTCATGACTTTGTTGTAGCCTCTAACAATCTTGTTCAGTATGTTTTCAACAAACTGCATGGCTGAGTCCATGGCACCTTTGATTTCATCAAACAATGCCGCCACTGCTAACAAGATCAATTTAACTCCTCTGCCCACTAAGAAGAAACCTATCATACCTAAGATTTGAAATTCAGGAGGAAGTTGATTTACAAATCTTACTAATCCATTGATTCCTTGTTTTACAAATTTGAATATTGGTGCCAATGCATCAAGTATTCTACCTGTGCCTAACAGCACATTCACTGATAGTTTGACCAGGCTGTCTCCCATGTTCCGAATCATATCGTCATTTGATTCTATAAATTTTGTAAATTCTTCTATGCCTGTGCCTAATGCGGCTGAAAACTGCTGTCCCATCACATCCGCTGAGTTTTTGAGTGCGATGCTGAAGTTACTCATCCTTGTTGAAAGGTTTTGAATTCTGGCCGCTGTGGCGCCACCAAATCTCTCGTTGATTCCTTCACCTAGTGCATCAATTATCTTCTGTGTGTTGCCTGCTTCGCCTGAAAACTTAGATAATTCGCCACGTGCTACTCCTAATTTTTCTTTAAGGATATCATATACAGGCAAACCTCTATCACTCAATCTGTTAAGATCAGTTAATTCAACTTTTTGTGACTGTAAGGATCTTGTGTAGAAGTCTGTGAGTGCAGTTAGTGAACCAATTTGATCAGTGGTTACCGCGGCCGCATCCGTAAATGTGGTCAACAGTTCTGTGCTTGGTTCTATACCATTTGATTTCAGTTTGATGTAAGTTTCTGTAAGTTCTTCTACACCAAACTGTGTCTTTGTGGAGAATTTGGATACAAATTCAAATGCTTTGGCACCTTCTCGTGCTGAACCAGTCACTGAAGTTAAAGTGGTCCTTAGGTCTTCAAACCTTGCCACTGTCTGTATGATGTTTCGACCAACTGAAATAGATCCCAACGCCGCGGCAACACTTAGGATAGTTTTTTGGATTGCTCCAAAGCCTTTGTCAAGACGACCTAGGCTTTTTTGAACTTGGTTGAAGGATGTTTGTGTTTTATTAACGCCTTCTAGTATTAACTGCTCTCTTATGGGCATCCTGTTTCTCCTGTTTGGCTTTTTTATTCAGGTAAGCCAACCACCCTTTAAACTCTATTAGGGACATCTCCATCACTTGACTTACCGTTATGTGTAAGTGCTCAGCAAGGGCGAAGAAATTATATAGTTCGCCGTCCCGGTTTAGTTTTTTTCTATGTCCTCAATTGACTCAGCGTTGGCGTTGTTTAGCACACCAGCCACTTTGATCAAAACTTGTGGATCTGCTTGGTTCAACAGTTCCGGTTTGTCCATGTCTTTGAAGATTCTATTACCATCTTCATCCATGGCTTTGAGCACTATAGATTCTACCAGTGCTTCTGCTGTTTTGCCTTGTTGAGTCAAGTTCATAATCTTGGCTTCAGTGGCCATACTAGCAGTTGCTCTGTAATAAACATCACAATTCCACTCATCAACATGATATTTGAATAAGTTTCCTGCAACTTTGGCTTTGAAATGTGCTAAAGCCTTTTGCTTGATTGTTTTGTCTTTGTTTGTGTCCGTATCAGTCATCGTAATCTTCTCCTTTTTCATTATCTTGAAAGTCTTCCTGATTGTAGCCTACTTGTTTGTGTGATCTTACGATTCACAGCCCTAGTAGTTGGGCCTATTATACCTTGAGGAGCCTGTTTAGAGCGACCTTTTTCCAATTGCTCTATGTAAGGCACAGAATTTTGCACTTCAAATCCGGATCTTGTGGGCTTTTGGGTCCAAGACTTGCGAGCCCTACCAGATCTAATTGGAGTGTTCTGTTTTGCTATCTCTAAAGTATTTTGTGCAATCCGTGAGAAAACCTTTTGAACTTCTTGGCCTAAGGCTATGAAGTCTGCGGTTTTTGACCTACGGATACGCAACATAAGGATCAGTCCTTATGCTAATGTGTCAGCGTCGTCAATTGTTAATGAACCAGTTCCTTGAGCCGCGAATGAAGCCTCAACTGCACCATCTACTGAAGATGACACTGAGAATGAAGTCATTAT